TTACGGGTAGGCGCTGGGATCGAGCTGGATGTGGCCCCAGTCGCGGAAGTGGGAGGTCTGGCCGTCCATCCAGGCGCCGATGGTCTGGCCGCCCCACTGGACCTTGACGCCGAGGCGCTCGGCGGCGGCGAGAATCTGAGACGCGGCGTGGCCATAGGCGCCGCCGGATGGGTCGGCGACGGTCCAGTCGATGACGCCGTTGGTCAGGCAGGCGAAATCGATCGCCATGGCGAGGCCGCCATAGGCTAGCGCAGGCAAATGCCGGCTGTGCATCGTCTGGGAATGGCCGGTGCGGACAGCCTCGGCCTCGGCGGCGAGCGTGCGCAGGCCGTAGACGATCTGGAATGCCTGCGGCGCCTGAGGGGCGGCGGCGACCACCTTGACCAGATCGGGATGGACCTGGGCCAGGAGGCCACGCGGATCCAGGCTCACGGGTTGGATTTCCGATTGATCGCCAGCGCGCCGATCAGGCCCGTGGCCACCAGGGCGGCGTCGTGGGGATCGCCCGAGCGCACAAAGCTGACCGCCAGCACGCCGAGCATGATGACGACAACGGCCTGTAGCGCCAGGAACCCGTCGAGGCCGCCGAGGCGCGAAGACGCAACCGGCGACGCCGGCGGGATGTCTGTCATGAGGATCTCCGAATTTCCGCTCGTCCCGGCGAATGCCGGGATCCAGATGACGAAGCGCCATGCGCCGCGCTTTAGGATCTGGGTCCCGGCATTCGCCGGGATGAGCGGGGGTGTCAGGCGCGAGGGCCTACAGCGTCAACCACATGCTCGACGCCGCGTTCGCCAGCGGCCCCGCCGCGCCGGCGTTGATCGGGGTGAACGCGCACCCGAAGCTGGGCGGATTGCCGGCGGTGAAGCCGTAGCTGTTGGCCGCCGCGTTGACGAAGCCGGGATTGGCGACGGTGGGCGAGGCGTCCACGATCGTCCCCGTGTTCGGCAGGCTCCCCGTGGTGTCGTAATAGAGGTTGTTGGCCACGCTCGGCAGGGCGGCCGGGCTGGACGTATGCCAAAGGGTCGCGTCCAGCGTGGGCGGGTGGGTCGAATAGACGATGTTGCAGGCGAAGGTGTTGCCCGTCATCGGCCCGGTGTAGCCGCCGCTGGTCTCGCCCTGATAGAGGCCCAGATTGCCCATCCCCGTCAGGTCGAAGATGTTGTTGCTCACCACCAGGTTCAGGCCGCCATGCACCTGGTAGGCGTAGTGGCCGGTCCCATAGACGATGTTGCCGGTGATCGCCGCGTTCGATCCGAAATCGTCGGCGTAGATCCCCTCGCCGCCGGCCGTGTTCGGGCCAGGATTGATCACGATGTTGCCGGTGATCGAGATGCCCGTGCTCTGATTTCCCACGGTCCCGGCCCGGTCGTTGAAGTGGATCGCGCCGCAGTCGGCGACCGCCGCGCAGGTTCCGCTGACCACATTGCCGCTGATCGTCGTGCCGGAGATGTTGTTCGATGAGTTGGTGGTGATGTTGATCCCGTCGCCCTGGGTGGTCAGCACCAGGTTCTGGGTGAAGCGATTATTCGTCCCGCCGTTCGAGGTCTGGATGGCCGCCTGGTTGAAGCCCGAGTTGAGCGCGGTGTTGACCGTGATGTTCTGGATCGTGTTGCTGTCGATCCAGGCGTTGCTGGCCCCGCTGACCGACAGGCCGCCCTCATAGAAGTTCTGGATCGTCAGGAAGCGGATGGTGACGTTCGGCGCGGCCGAGTTGAGCACGAAGGCCCATTGCAACGTGCCGCCGCCGTCCAGCACCGGGGTCTGCCCCGGATAACCCAGCCAGCTCTCGCCCCCGTCGCCCGACCCCAGGCTGAGCGAGGCCGCGCGATTGTACGTCCCGCCCAGGAGATAGGTGGTCTTGGTCGAGCCGGCCTTCATGGCGGTCTGGGCTTTTTCGAGCGTGGCCCAGGGCGAGCCGAACGTGCCCGCGCCCGTGGTGTCGTTGCCCGTCGGCGACACGTAGTAGGCCGGCGAGACCAGCGCCAAGGCGGGCGTGGCGGCGAGGAAGAGCGCGAGGGCGGTTAGGGCTTGGGCGATCCAGTGGCGATCAGTCCCGCGCTGGGTTAGACGTCGGGCGCACAGCGCCAGGGGTGACGTCCGATGATCGGCTTCTTTCTGAGGAAGGTGAAAAACTTCCTGGCGATCGGCGTTGATATCCAGATCGGCCAGAGGTCGTATCTCTCGCGCCTCCAGCTGCGCGCTCAAGCCGGTGATAGGATCATATTGGGCGACGACACTATCGTCAGTGCGTCGCTCCGGACAGACCGATCGCCCGCCACCATTTCCGTTGGCTCGCGGACGCAGATCGGAGGCAAGAGCCTTCTCGTCGCGGCGGAGCGCATCACCGTGGGTGACGATGTGCTGGTCTCCTGGGGCGTCACTATTCTTGATCACCACTCCCACGCGCTCGACTGGGAGCACCGCCGCCATGATGTCCTGGCATGGGCGCAGGGGCGAAAGGACTGGAGCCACGTCTCGATCAAGCCCGTGGTCATCAGCGATAAGGCCTGGATCGGTACTGGAGCGATGATCCTGCCCGGCGTCACCGTAGGCGAAGGCGCGATTGTTGGCGCGGGTTCGGTCGTTACGAAAGACGTCGCGCCATGGACCGCTGTTGGCGGCAATCCGGCGCGGCTGATCAGAGAGCTCAGTCCCTATCCTTAGACGTCGGCGGTCTACCATCCGGCAACCTTCCGGTAGGCCGCCAACCGCAAGGCCGCCGCGTCGCCGTAGCCTGCCTGGGTCGGGTGAACATAGTCACCGGAACCATAAAAGCCCCATGTCAGGCCCTGGGCGTAGGACACCGATCGCGCGAACTGATCGATGTACGGGATGTTCGCTTTCGTCATCGCGCTCAGCTCGGCCTGATAGGTCGCCTGCTGGGTGGCCAGGGCCGTGGAGCTGGCCGAGACCGGAAAGAGCGTGATCCCCACCACATCCGTCGCGCCGCCGTTGGCCTGGGCCGCGTAGATCAGGGCGAGGTTGGCGGCCGTGGTCGCGGGCGCGACCGCGTTGATCTCATCGTTGATCCCGATGTTCATCGACGCCAGCCCGCAGCCATAGGCGGACATGGCGACGTCGGGTTGCCACGGATGCCCCGTCGCGGACCAATCGCCGGTCTGCGAGCCGCCATAGCCCATGTTTCGCACACGCACCCGATGGACCGTCGAGGAATAGAACTCGGCCCCGGCGATCAGGACGTTCCCACTGGTAACCGCGATGTGAAGCGTGTGGGCCCCGGTCGAAAGGCCAGTGATCGTCACCTTGGTAAGGCTGTCGGCGGCGTTCGTGCTGACGCCGCCTGAGACCGCCCCGCTGTCGATCTGAGTGGTGAAGGTGCCGTATTGGCCAGAGGTGGTCCGGGTGATGTAATAGACATCGACGCTGTCGTTGTTCAGCACCGTGCCGTTCGGCATGGTGGTCGGCGTGACGGCGAAGTCGATGAAAGCACCCGTCGTCCCATTGATCAGCGGAACCCCGCCGTAGACCTTGAAGCCCTGTGACGAGGCCGCGCAGGCGGTCCCCGTGCAGTTGCTGATCGTGATGCGCGGATCGGTCGCCGGAAGCGTCGAGGTGTGCTCGTAGGACCCGCCGTCACCCCAGAAGCTGTCCGCCGCCGCCGGGATGCCAGCCGCGTTCAGTCCTTTGACCAGGTAAGCGCTCTGAGAATAGGTCTTGGCGCTTGAATAGGTCGAGGCGCTGGAGCCAATCGTGATGACGCCCAGCTCCGTGCTCTCACCAAGATTGCACCAAATGAAATCCGAAGGCGTCGGGCCAAGAAGATTGGCGATGCCCGCGCGCAGGTGCGGCAGCTTCGCGGCGTCGAAGTTGTAGACATATTGGCCGCTATTCTTCTGGGCGTCCGCCGAGAGCGCATACGCCGCCAACGCCCGCGCCCCAGGGTCCACGCTCTGGGCGAAGGCGGACGGAGCGAGGGCGAGGCTCCAGGCGATCGGGGCGGCGAGGGCCGCGCGGCCATGCCGGGCGAGGTCGCGGATCATCATTGGTCGAACCTGTAGCTGATGGTTCCGGAGACCCAGCCGCCCCCGGTGACGGTGGAGGCGCAGTCGATGCGGTAGACCGCGCCGTTCTCGCCCTCGACCCATTCGTCGGAGGCCGGGCTGGACCAGTATTCCGCCTGGATCACCGCCCCGCCGGCCGACACCGTGACCGGATACCAGGACCCCGAGGCGGTCAGTTGCCGCTCCAGCTGGCACGAGCCGGTGAAGGTCCCCGACAGGGTGACGTTGAACAGCCGGCCGGACTGGGGCGTGAAGCTGGACGACTGCGTCGCCGAGGCGATCGAGCCGGTGACCGAGGCGATCCCCGACGCCGCGGCGTTCGGCGAAGTGGGGATGCCGTTGTTGATCAGCGCGGGGCGGGCGGCGTTGATCTGATCCAGATCCGTCTTCGCCCCGGCGAGGTTGCCGCCGGATTCCAGCGAATAGTTGGTCGGCGTTGATCCGCCCGTCCCCGGCAACTGACACGTCGAAGTCAGGCCGATGAGGCAGGCCGCGCCGGTGACGCTGTCCACGCCGACCACATGGGTGACGCCAGCGGGCACATAGGTGTTGCCGAGGTTCAGATATTGCGCCGGCGCCTGGGCGATGGCGGTCGACGCGGCCTGGGCGCGGGGCCCCAGCGCGCAGACAAGCGCTATCGCCCCGGCGATCGCGGGTCGTTTCAGCCTCATGATGTCCTCGTGGGTTAGGCCAGGGCCGTTATGGTGATGGAGCCGTTCTTGGCGCCGCCGATGACGGTGACGCCGCCGGTCGCGCCGGTGGTGTTGGTGTCGCCGCCGGTCGCGTTTCCGCCCGCGCCGTTGGCGCTGGGGCCGCCGCCGGCGCCGCCGTGGGCGGTGAGCGCGGGCGAGGTGACCGTGGAATTGCCGCCGGCGGTTCCGGGCGTGGACGACGGGTTGTCGCTGCCGTGCAGCCCGAGGCTGTAGGCGATGTTGGTCGTTCCGGGCGTCACCGTGATCGTCTTGGTCGCCGTCCCGCCCTTGCCGCCCTTGAAGGTCAGGCTCGGCTCGCCGTGCAGGATGGCGTACTCCCCGCCCCCGTCCGCGCCGGTCAGGGTGATGACGGCGTTGCCATAGCTGCCCGCCGGCAGGGTGATGTTCCCCGCGCCGCTGACGGATGTGGAGAGGATCACCGTACCTGGGGTGATCGAGGTGTTGCCGGCCGAATAGCTGCCCACGGTCAGGGCCGAGGCGATCTGGTAGAGGGTCCCCACCACGCCGCTGACCAGATAGGCCACCGCGACGTCGTAATTCTGGCCCGAGGCGACCGAGGTGATGTTGTAGAGCGTGGTGTCGATCGAATGCAGGCCGGCGGAGACCCAGGTCGCCGATCCGGTCACCCGATAGTAGAAGATCACCCCCGTGGCCGAGGGATTGTCGGTGACGCCGGTGATCTGGATCGCCGGCACCGACTGGCCCATGTTGGCCAGGGTCACGGCGGTCGCGGTCCAGGTCGAGGCGCCCGGCGGGGCCGCGCCGATCGGGACCGGGGTGAAGGGATAGGCCACGCAGTCCGAGAGCGGCGTCACCCCCTGGCCCCACTGATTGAAGCTCTGGAACTTGACGTAGCAGACCGTGCCGACGTTCGGGGCCAGATAGGGCAGATCGAAGATGGCGTCGTCCAGCCGGACGAAGGGCGCGCCAGCCGAATGCGCCGCGATCGGGGTGTTGAGGTAGCCGCGCCGGATGTAGGTCGTCAGGCTGTAGCGGCTGGGGTTGGTCAGGGTCGCGATGGAGAAGCAGACCAGCTCATTGTCCAAGAGGCACAGGGTCGCCCCATTGTCCGCCGCCGCGTCGGCCGCCGAACTCAGGCCGCCGCCCGAGGCGCCCAGGTCCACCGCCAGGGTGTCGGTGGTGTCCGGGTCCGCGCCCGAGGCATAGCTGGCCGTGGCCGCGCCGTAGCGGGCGGGCGCGTCGATGGTCCCCACCTGGGCGTAGTCGGTCCCGCCGTCGACGCTGACCCAGACGTAGGCGCCGCCCCAGTTGGGTCCGCCGGCGACCGCGGCCCAGGCCGACGATCCGGCGGTGTTCAGCACCGCGGGCGGGTTGAAGATCAGCGGCCCGGCGATGGCGCTGGTGGTCTGGGCGTAGACGCCGGGCGCGAGGCCCTGGCGCACGGCCCACTGGCTGAGGTTCAGGGCGTTGCCGGCGGTCGCGGTCCAGCTGAGCGCGCCCGTGTCGCTGAGCGCGGCGACGCCGGCGTAAAGCGTCGTGGCGGCGGGAACCTGAACGGTCAGCGCGACCTGCCAGATCCCGGCGACCAGGGTGGTGTTCAGGCTGGCCGAGACCACGACCCCGGTCCCTTGCGCGGTTCCGGGGGTCAGGATCACGCCGGCGTTGGTGTCGACCTCGATATATCCGCCGTTGCCGGCGCCATCATTGACGAACACCCGCGCGTTCTTGTGCGCGTTCTTCTGGATGCAGACGGCGAAGGTGTAGTTAAGCCCGGCGAAGGCGCTGAACGATTGGCTGACCTGATGGGTCCCCGTGCTGGCCGTGGTGGTCAGGGCGTCGGCGGTGGTCAGGCCATACTGGTCGTTGGCCACATTGCCCGTGATCGTGCAGAGCGATTTCGTATAGGCGCCGTTGGTCTGGTCCCCGCTCCAGAGCAGCAGATTGGCCTCGACCCCGCCGGGATCGGTGCTCTGGTTGACCTGAAGGCCGCCGCCGGTCTGCATGGCGTAGAGCGGCGTGCTCGAGACGCCGATCGGGAAGTCCTCGGCCGTGATCGACAGGCCGTACTGCTCGTCCTCGTCGATCTGGATGATCCGCACGGGATAGGCGGAAAGGCCCAGCCCCGCGTCGGTCAGCTCCAGGATGTCGCCCGGCTCCAGGATGGCGAACATCCAGCCGAGTTTGAACTTGTACTGGGCGCGGATGTAGAGCGTGCGCTGAAGCCAGAGTTGAGAGGCGATCGCCGCGATATTCGGATCGCAGATCATATGGACCGTGTCGGGGTCCTTCCGCCGCATGCCGTACTGGGCGACGTTGGCCGCGTCGGACGCCAGCGCGATCGCCATATTGTACTGGTTGGTTCGGTCGAGGAACTCCAGCTGAACGACGTTATAGGCGTCGCTCTGGTCCATGATATCGACCAGCAGGGGCGCGTCGCCCTCTGACTGGGGAATGAAATCGTCGTCGTCCAGCGAATAGATGACGGTGTTGTTCGGCGCGTAGGTCTTGCCGTTGCCGGTCAGCGCCGTGTCGCCGTAGGGGATGAACTTCAGCAACCCCTCGGACCAGACGCAGGTCGAGTTGGTGGCGAGCAGCAGCTCGGTCAGGAAGTCCGAGGCCGAGCGCTGGGCGTCGATCACCGGCGAGACCAGGAGGCCGGCGGCCAGGCAGTAGTTCTGGTACTGGGTTAGCGACCCTAGCAGCCCCGAGGCCCAGCTCGGCACGCCATAGCGGCCGTTGGTGAAGAAGTCGGTGACCACGAGCGAGGGATCCGCGTCGGCGCTGGACCCGACCGCGAAGCTGGAGGTGCGCGCCACCTCGAAACTGTGGTTGGGCGGCGAGGCCGAGCTGTCCAGGGCGTAGTTGGCGGCGTAGGCGATGGCGAGGCCGGAATAGCCGATCGCCTGGCTGGGATAGTTGGACGTCAGGTACGACCAGACGGCCTGGCCGATCGCGCCGGTCGCCAGGCTCAGCCCGGCCTGGGCCAGGGCCGTGGTCACGCCGTTGGTGTAGATTTTGGAGTCGACATAGACCGTCTTGATCGAGTCGATCGGGCCTTCGCAGATCCCCAGGATCAGGGACGCCGAATAGCTGTAGCCCGTGGTGGTCGAGCCGCCCTTCCCGCTCGCCGCCTTCTGGGCGGTCGATTTGAAGTTGTTGTACCAGACCAGATTGCACTTGCATCGGTACGTGCCCCAGCCGACCGGGATATTGACCCCCAGCGAGGACGTCTGGACCTGGATGCCGGCGTAGCGGGTGATGGTGTTGGAGGCGGAACGACCGGCCATTCTTACGTCGCCCTATCGCTCGCTGGCGCTCGCTGCTTGAGGGCGGTCGGCCAATAGCTGAAGTACCGCCGCGGCCGGTCGAACAGGCCCAGGTCGCGGTCGAGGTCGCACAGGGTCACGCGCTGGTCTTGCACCGCCGCGTGGATTGCCTGGGGCCAGTCCAGCAGGATCGCCCCGTGGCTGAAAACGCGCCCGATCTTGACCAGGATGACATCGCCGGGCTTGGCGTCGGCCTCGGGAATTTCGGCGGCGAAGCGCTGGACGAAGGGCAGAAAACGCTCCTCGTCCCGGTGAATGTGCCAGTCGCGCGGATAGTCGCCGGTGTCGAACCCCTCGATCAGCCCCGCGCCCGCATAGACGCCGATGAGGAACTGGGCGCAGTCCACGCCCACGCCCTTGACCCGAGCCCGATGATGCCAGGGCGTACCGAGCCAGGTCTTGGCCTCGGCGACAAGCGCCGCGCGGGCGTCGGATTCAATCATCGCGCTACCGCTCGCTCTGCTCGCTGCTTGAGCGCGCTCATCCGATCGCGCCCGTGATCGCGGGCGGCGTGAACGGCTGGCCGCGGAAGTGAATGAGGTTCGACTGGGCCGAGCAGTCGGCCATGGTCAAAAGACAGCCGCGAACAGCGTGGAAGGTGTCGCCGGACGACGGCGCGAAGGGCAGCGGAAAGGCGACGGCGACATTGCCCGAGGCGTTCAGATAGGTCTGGACGGCCCTCGAGACGCCGGCGTTGGCGCCGGTCAGGAAGGTGATCGTGCCCTTGTCGAAATAATGGTCCGGATTGGTCAGGTTGGTGTTGAACGCCAGCGTCGTCGCGCCCGAGGCGACGGTCCCGGCGACGTTCGTCGCCGTCAGGCCGCAGCTGGCGTCATAGTGGGTGTTCAGGCACCCGGCCTGGAAGACATCGGGGCCCATGTTGACGTTCAGCAGCACGGTCCAAGCGCTGACCGTCATGGTGAACTTGGCGCGGCTTACGTCCTTCAGCTGGGTCACCCGGCCGGAGAAGGCGATGGTCGCGCCGGTGATCGGGCTGGACCAGCTGGCCAGAAAGGCGCGGTAGAGGATGACGGTGGCCCCGTCGAAGCCGCGCCCCTGCGCGAACGGGATCAAGGGCACACCGTTGACCAGATCGGCCGGCGTGGCCGAGATGGTCATGTCCAGTGTCGCGACCTCGACGCCGAGCTTGGTGCTGATCTTGCCGCGGTCGATGCCGGGGCCATAGGTGTAGGTATGGCCGTTGAAGGTGACCGGGCCGGTGAGCTGGCCGCTGTGCCAGCGGATGACGGTCCCGCCGTTCAGGGTGATGGCCCACAGGTCCATCATCTGGAAATCCGCCCCGCTGTCGAGCAGCGCGAGCGTCGCGCCGGCGGTTCCGTTGTCGATGAGGGTTTTCACTTTTTACGTTTCCCTACCGCTCGCATTCGCTCGCTGCTTGAGGGGAGATTTGCGTTTCCCTACCGCTCGCTGACGCTCGCTGCTTGAGGGGTGTCTGGCGGCGCCCTATCGCTCGCTGGGGCTCGCTGCTTGAGGGGAGTCTTTGCGTCGCCCTACCGCTCGCTCGCGCTCGCTGCTTGAGGGTGGCGCTCAAGCAGCGCGAAGCGCGTTAGCGCACGAAAGACTCCGCCCCCACCCCAACCCCTCCCCGCGAAAGGGCTTTGCCGGTCATGCCCTCAAGCTGGTGAACTTCAGGCTTCTGCCGGTCCAGAGTTGGCTGACGATCTGCTCGAAGCCGAGGTCGTCCTGGAGGAAGCGGCAGCCGAAGTAGAAGTAGCCGAACCAGGTCAGGGCGTGGCCGGCGGCCGGCGCGGTGGTGAAGGTCACCACGCCATTGGGCGAGAGGGTGTAGGCGCCGGCGGCCGAGCCGTTGTCCAGGATGGTCGGGGCGTAGACGTCGAACACCGGCTCGACGAAGCTGTTGATCGCGCGGGTGAGCTGAAAGCTTCGCGTGGCGCCATCCCCCGTCCCGAACCCTTGGGGCGCGGAGGACGCTATCTGGCAGTCGGTCGGATCGACGAACAGGAAGGGCGCGAACTGGCCCTGACGGACGTTGAAAAACTCCCACATCGTGAACAGCTCGGCCGTGGTCGGCCGATGCCGGATCACCTCGTATCGCAGCTCGAATTGCCAGAGCGGATAGGACCAGTAGGCGGTGCGGCGCTCCCGGCCGGAGGCGGTGCGGATCACCTGGCTCGACCATTGGGGCGCCTTGATAACCGCGACCGCCTGGCCCGGCAGAAAGGGCAGCACCGGCAGGCCCTGAACGCCCGACCAGATGCCGGTCGGCAGACCGCTTATGCTCGATGGCGGGACATAGGGCGTGATGCTCAAACCTCGCCCCTATGCGATGCGGCGGCGGACAGGAACGCGCGGGCGGTCAAGCGGTTTTCATCCCCTTGCGGCCCATCTCCTGGAGCACGGTGGAGAGGTGGTCCGCGTTGGTGCGCAGGAAAGTCTTGAAGCTCGGGCCGTCCATGGCGCCGTGGATGTGGAAGTGGGCGTGGACATCGCCGGCGCCGTCATTGGCGGCGATTGGACCCGCCTGTTTCGCGGCCGAATAGTTGTCCAGCATCGCCCGCATTGGATTGGCGAGGCGCGCGGGCAGAACCATCTCCTGGGCGTGTAGCTGGGTGACCGGGTTGACGCCCGAGGGGATGTCGTAGCCGCCGGCTGCGGAACTGATCAGGCCTCGGAACGCCATCACCGCGCCGAACACCGTCGCGGCGGCCGCGGCCCCCAGCACTGGCCCGATCAGGGGAATACCCGCCATCGCCTTATAGGCGTCGCCGGCCGCCGTGGCGGCGCTGTTGGTGATGTCCTTCAATGACGCCGCGCCGCTGATCGCCATGCTCCGGGACGCGCCGGTCTGTTCGGCGGTGGCGCGGGCGGCGACGCCGGTCTGGGTCGCCATGCTCTTGGCGACCTCGCTCCACAGCCAGCGGTCGACCATCTGGTCGATGACCCGGAGCATGTCGGTCAGCATCTGCTGGCCCAGGCCGCGCACGACTTGCGAAAGGCTCTTGGTTCCCTCGGCCATCCGCATCAGGCCGGTGGCGAAGCTCGAAACCATGGGATCGACGGCGCCGTCCCATTCATGCTTGAAGCGCTCGATGCTGGCCAGGCGGTCGGCGTCCTGCTGGCGCAGGCTGTCGGCGGTGATCTTGGTCGTCCGCAGCGCCGTTTCCGACGCCAGGGCGACCATCTTGGCCGCGATCGCCTGCTGGTCGTCGAAATCGGCCTGGCGCGCCGCCATTTCCTTCTTGAGCGCGTCCATCTTGGCGTTGTAGCTGGCCATGGAGGCCGCCAGCTCGTCCTGGACCGACTGTTGGCGCATCGCGGCGATCTGGGCGTACATCTGGGACTCGCTGATCTCGCCGACAGCGGCCTTCAGTTTAAGCGCCTCGGTCTGCTCGGCGATCTCCGCCCTTTGCGCCTCCAAGATGGCGGACAGGCGCGTCGAGGCCTCGGCGACATGGTCTGTTTTCGGCGCCTGGAAGGCCTCGTTGAACATCGCGCGGAGCGATTTCACGCTCTCGAGCACTTCGGCGATCGCCGGCTTGATCGTCTTGATCGCCGCGACCGCGTCGGCCGCGCCTTTCTGGACGCCGGACGCATCCGCGCCGAACGTCACCTGCAGATCGGCGTCGGCCATGCTCACCTCGATCCCATGAACGGCGATAGAAATCCGTCATCGCCCGCGACCGTCCGCGCCGCGCCCGGCATGTCGACGAGCAACCGAGCCAGCTCATCCGGGTCCGCGGCCGCGTTTGCTTCGGTCCGGTCCGGCTTACCCAAGCCCAGATAGAGGGCGACGGCGACATAGGTCGGCGGCCCGAACACGCGCCAATGTCGTTGCATGGCGAAATAGCGCGGCAAGCCCCAGCGCTGTTCTATGCGGTCCCAGTCGCCGCCGGCGCATCCGGCGGCGACCAGTTCGGCGATGATGGCGTCGAAATCGCCGTCGAAGGGCTCGCCGCTTCCGTCGACGGCGCGGCTTCCCCCGGCGGCGACGCTAGCCCAGCCTCGACCATCAGAGCGTTGATGAAGGGCCGCAGGCCCGCCATCTCGGCGGGCGTGAGCTGTTCCTCGAGTTGCGCCACACTCATCGTTTCGCCCACCGCGCCGACCGCGACCACGCCGAGGATGGCCTCGATCCCGACCATGGGGTCGACCTCGCCCTGCACCGCGGCGATGTGGCGCCACGCGGCCTTGAGGGTCTTGAAGTTGGGCAAGGCGACCTCGATCGCCCGCCCACCGATGATCACGCTGGCCATGGATCGTCAGCCCGTCAGTGTCCAGGAGAAGACGTTGCCCGTCCCATCGTCCTGGGCCGACATGTCCAGCGCCGGCAGGCTGAAGTCGTCCAGCTTCATCGGCAGGCTGAGCTTGGAGGATTGCACCGCGCCGAAGGTCAAGGCGATCGATTTGCTCTTGAAGCTGTTCACCAGCTGAAGGGCGAAGATGGGACCGGACCCCATGGACGGGTTGGCGCCGGCGAGCGTGGTTCCCGTCGCGCTGGACCCATAGGTGTAGCTCAGCTTGATGGCCCCTCCGGTGTCCGCCGCGGCGAAGGTGTAGACCCCGGTCGAGGTGTTGACGGAATACTGGCCCGTCGCCGGGCTGGCGGCCACGCGGGCGAGGAACTTGCCCAGGGTGGTGGAATAGACCCCGAGGTCGGTCTTGAACGTGGCGCCATTGGCCGCCGTGACCGTATAGGGCGTCGCGGGAATCGTCGCCGCTTCCGAGATCGAGTTGAGCACCTCGCCGCTCGACGTGGTCTGGCCGAAGTAGATCTGATTGAACAGCGCCGGATCGAAGCGGCCGACCGCGGATTTGATATCGATCTTGCCCTTGCCCCTCGCCTGCTCCAGTGCGAACTGGTTCTGACCATAGAGCTGCTTCAGGTCGAAACTGAAATCGACGCTAGTGTCCTGCACCGCGCCGAACATGACCGGGGTGGGGTTGGCGCCGGACGGAATGGCGAACAGAAAGCCCGCACCGAAGACGGATTGCACCATCTAAATCTCCTTCAGAAGGATCGCCGCCAGGGAATCGAGCGCGGCGTCGAGGTGGTTCCAGCACGCGGTGTCACGAGCGATGGGGCCGCCCGCGATCATCTGGTCGCGCCAGGCGCGGATCGTGGCGGCGATGCGGGCGGCCCGATCCACGGACGCGGTTTCGATCGGGGGCGAGGCGTCATCGGCCATGGCGGGCTCCTGGATATCGGGATCAGGGGGCGAGGATTTTGATCGGCACGATCAGCAGAGCCTGACCGTCGAGATCGCCGGGGTCCTTGAACAGCCGGCCTGAGATGAAGCAGTGGTGGACCCGACCGCCGAGCGTCTGGACGTTGTCGGGATCGCCGGCGGGAAACAGCGCCTGGACCGCGTCGAGGATGAGGTTGGATTGCTGCGCAGGGATGGCGGATGGGTCCTTGCCGGCGTCGTGATAGATCAGCCAGCTGGCGGAATAGGTGGTCGCCGAGGGCATGCCCGTGACCTCGGTGATGTCTTCGTCATGCTCGGCTTGGCAAAGCGCCGGCTGGGCCGGCAGGTCGCTCCACAGCGCCACGCGGCGCGATCGATAGGCAAGGCTCTGGGCCGGCGAACCCCATTCCAGGGTCTGGGTCAGGGCGAATAGAGCCTGAAAGATGTCCTCGCGCGCGGCCATGTCTGTTCGTCCTAGTCGTCGAGCGCCGAGGTCGCGACCGCCCGCAAATCCGCGATGATCGTCGGCCACATCCGCGTCAGCGCCGGCCGCAGGTAGGGCCTGGCCGGAATCGTCGAGCCGGGGTGATGCACGATCCGCGCGAAGACGCGCCGACCGCCGACAATAAAGGCGAGCGCCCTGGCCTTGTTCGGCGCGATGTCGTGCGCCGGCGTATGGCCGCCGAGTTCCTGAATCGCCGCGTATTTGACATCGCCGCGCGAGAAGACCCGCGCTTGCACGCTCGATCCGTCGTCCGTCACCTCGGCGGCGATGGAATCGCGCAAGGCGCCGCTGCGGACTTGCAGCACTTGGCCGGACAGTTCGTCCTGGGTCACATAGGCGGCGAGCGCGAGCGCCAGGGCGTCCATCTTCGCGCGCAACGCCGCCTGAACGGCGTCGGGCAAGGCCTCGAGCCGCGCGGCCAGCGCCTCTTCGCCCTCAAAGGTCAGGCCGAACATGGATCAGACCGGCGCGACGGCCTGGTAGGGCGCGAGCATGGCCTTGATCGCGGCGTTCATATCGGTGGTCAGGAAGGCCACCGTTTCCTGTCCGCCCAGCGTCTTGGAGCTTTGGCCGATACGGTCGCGGCGCTTGAAGGTCTCGCCGACCAGCTCGTTCACCGCCTGCTGGACGCCCGCCGGCGCGCTGGCGTAGCCGGCCGTATAGCTGACCACCACGGGCGCGCCGTGCGGGAAGCTATAACCGAGCAGCGACAGACGGCGGCCATCGAACAATATGCCTGGCGCGCCGGCCACAGGATCGGCCATCGCGGTCAGAATGAATCCCGCGAAGGCCACGGACTGAACCGCCGTGATCGGCGCCTGGCGCAGCAGCATCCAGCCCGCGCCATTGCCGTCGTAGACCTCGACATAGTCGGCGGTCAGCAACTCGCGGTTCAAATAGCCGCGGACGAAATCCGACGCCGCCGTGATCAGCGCGGCGAGCAGGTCATCGCTGGGTCCAGCATCCGATGGCAGGCCAAGCCAGGCCTTGACGCTGGCGAGATCGGTGAGATCGCCGTCGGCCATGCCGCCTCCGTGGGTCAAAGGAAAGGTTGCGGGGGACCGGCGCTGGGCGGGCCACTCGGTCCCCCGCCGTCCTCGCCGCGGTCAGCGGCGGGACCGCTCCTCCACGAGAAGGAGCATGGGATCCGCGTCGGGTCAGCCCGGCGCGATGTTGGTGATCGCCGCCATGGCGAACGGCGCATAGACGGCGAGGACTTCCTCCGAATAGACGCCGACCATCTGGGCCCTGGTCGTGACCGGCCAGTCGATCTGGTAATAGTCGCGGCGCACGCGCACCTCGGCCACGTTCGGCGTCTCGTTCGACTGGTATTGCAGTGGAAGGTCCGCGGCGTAGGCCAGGATGGTTCCGGGCGGCACGAAGGGATGGATCTTGATCGGGATCCGCATGCCGCCGTTAAGGAACGGGTTGAAATAGAAGTCGATGCCGGCGCCGGCGGTGATCCGGGCCTCGCCATCCTCCGGACGTTGGAAATACTGCAACAGGGGGGCGGAGCCGCTGGACAGCACCTTGGCGGCGATATCCTTGAGCTGCTGGCTGTTGACCCAGAGGACGGTCGGCGAGACCTGATAGCTGTCCCAGAGGCCCTGCAGCATGGCGTCGATCTCATTGACCGAGCCATGACCGGTCGAGGTCAGGGTGGTTCCAGCGCCCGGCGTGCCGGTCGCCAGCGCTTTGACGTAGGCGCCGCTGGCGGACTTCAACGCGGTGGTCAAAAGGCCGTCGAACCCAGTGGCGTTGGTCGAGCAGTCCGAACTGATCGCGCTGGCCGCCTGACGCGAGCCGGTCAGCGGCGCAGAAAAGGTGGCGCTGTTGATCCCAGTGATCGCCTGAAGCGTCTCGGACCCGACGGCGCCGACATACCAGGCGTAGGCCACGGCCCCCTGGATCGCGGTGACGCTCGCCGAAAGAGTCTGACCAAGCGTGACGGCCTGGGTGGCGTTGGCGGAAACGTTGGAAGAGCCGCCGTTGATGGTGAAGGTCTTGCCATCCGCGCCGGTCACCGACTTGGTGGTCGCCACGCCGTTGGCCAGGCTGGAGTTGCGATAGCCTTCGAGCGTCAGGGCCACGACGATCACGGAATAGGTCAGCGCCGGCAGGGTCGCGCCGCTGCCCGCCGCCGAGAGGCTGGGCGCGGCGGGGGTGCCGAGCGCCAGGCTGGCGTTGCCGCCTAGGACGGCCATTTCCTCCTTGAGCATCATCTTCTGGAGCAGGCGGGTAGTCATGGTCGCCTGAACGTCCTCGAACGTGCGTCCGGCGCTGATCGCTTCCCAGGTCGCCTGGTCTTCTTCGCCGATGGTGGCGTAGGCGGCGGATTTGGAGGCGACGGAATAGCTCATCTGCCCGGCGCGTTGGCCTTCCGGCACCCAGCCCGTGGCGTCGAAGCCGGAGCCGGAAAGGCCGGTTACGGCCTTCCAGTTGGTCGCCGTGCCGACCCCGCCGGTGCGCGGCAAGCTTTTGATCAATGGGGTGTTGACCGGATAGAGGTTCTTGGCGGGCGCTTGCAGATCATAGGCGACAAGTCCCGTGCCGGTGGTGATCGCCTTTTCGATCTGGCTGGGATTGATGCCGGCCATCGCAAGCACATGGCGAGCGATCTCTTCCGAGGGATTGGACAGGGAATCGACGACGGCCTTGCGGACCTCGTCGGTGTTGACGATGGCGTTCATCGGGGCCTCCTTCGTGGGGGCGTTGGGAAAGGGGGGACGGGCCTCAGCGGCCGACGGCGATGGGCTGACGCAGGGCGGCGCGAAGCTGAAGTTGGCCGCGCTCATCCTCCGGCAGGCTGTCGAAATATTTCTTCAGGGTCTCGGGGCTGATCGCGGGCGGATCGGACGGATTGGCGTCTTCGCCCTTGGTGACGGCGCGGACGACGCCGGCGATGGCCTTGGGCGCGGCTGGCTGAGCCGCGATGTCCGCCAGGCGGCGCTCCAGTGTCTCGACCGTGCGCCTCAAATCCTCCGGGCGCGGCGTCATGGCGTCGACCTCGCCGGCCAGGCGAACGTTCTCGGCGAGCAGTTTGATCAGGTCGTCGTTGGGGGCGATCTTGCCTTCATCGCCGTCGCCGCCACTGTCACCATCGTCATCGTCGTCGCGGGCGGCGATGTCGCATCGAGCGCCGAGATCGACCAGATGGTCGTGCGCGGCCTGAATATGCGCCAGATCAGACGCCGAGTTTCGGGCGCCGCGCTTGGCCGCTGCCTCATCGGCGACCAGCGTAAAGTCATCCCCCGTCTGGACATCCCCGTTGATCGCGTCCGCGGCCTCGCTCATCAGCATCTCGCGCGCCTTGACGACGTAATCGGCATGGCGGCCAGCCTTTCCGGCCGCGCTGGCCATGGCGATCGCCCGCGCGATCACCTCGGCGTTGGTGGGCGCCGTCGCCGCGCTCGCCTTCCACATGTCGATCACGGCCTCCGGGTTGCAGGGCCGGTCGACGAGGGAGATTTCGTTGAGCTTGAGCTTGGTGATCACCTTGCGGTCGGTGGGATCGCGCGCCAGCACCTTCCCGCCGATGCTGAAACCCTTGTAGACGCCAAGCTGGACTTTCCTGATCGCCACCGGATCGACCACCAGCGCCTCGATACGCGTCGCGCCGTCCTCGCCGACCTCCGCGTTGAGCGTCGCACCGGCGGCTGAAAGCCCGTGCATCTCGCGCAACGCGCCAAACCTCATGTAAGCGGGGAGCGCCGCCTTCATCGCCTCGGGCAGCACGCGCTCATCGGCGTCATCGACCGCGCCGGTGGAGGCGACGCCGACCACCTTGATGGCGCCATCGTCCTGGGGCTCGACCTTGGTGATTTCGCCATAGAGCTTCATTCTGCGGTCCATCTGTATGATTGTGGAATCCGGCCGAAGCGCGTTCATCGCGCGTACAGCTTCGGATGCGTTAAACTTGAAAAGAGCGGCGCGAACCGCCAGTGCTTGAGCCGGGTCGGGTCCAAACAACCGCCGCGTCCATGGAGGACTGAGAATGCGCAAACATCTCTTGGCGGGCGGGCTGATCGCCTTGTCGCTGCTTGGAACCGCGGTCGCCAACGCCGATCCGGTGTCGAAAACGCCGATGCAGTGCTTCTATTCGAATGACTGGAGCGGCTGGAAAGCCACGCCCGATTCCAAGTCGATCTATATCCGGGTGGGCGTGAACAAGCTCTACCGTCTAGATTTGAGTTCCGCCTGCCCGGCGCTACAGGCCCCCAACTCTCACCTGATCACCGATCTGCACGGCTCGTCTTCGATCTGTAGCGCGCTCGATCTGGACATGCGGGTTTCGGACGGCACTGGGTTCGCCACCCCCTGCATCGTCAGCGAGATCACGCCGCTGACCGCCGCCGAGGCCACGGCCTTGCCAAAGGATCTGCGGCCCTGATCAGGGCGGCGTCGCATTGGCTGCCGTCGATGTCGCTATCGACGGGGATGTCGGGTCGAGGCTGACCGCGCCCTGCGCGCCGTAAATCCGGGCCTTGGCGCCCTGCCCGTCCGGCAGTGGCCCCTCGCCACGTCTCGCGCGCACCTCGTCGATCGTCGCCGAACCGTTGCGGAGCGACACATCGTCGATGTCCGCCTGGGCCTTGGGATCGACCGACGGCGCGTCATTCCAAGCGAACTCGAGGTCACGCGCGCCCTGCTCGTCCTGGATAACCCCGTCGATCAGCCGCTTGGCCCACAGCTTGATCGGCTGCAATCCCTCCTCCAACCCACGATCCTGATCCTCGCCGGCGGTGCCGCGGTTCATCTGCCGGACGAACGGCGTGGGCGGCAGGCTGAAGGCGAAGGCGACCAGCCGCGCCAGCCATTCATCGAAGTCATCCTTGATCGGCGCGTCCTTGAACGCCTGGTAGCGGGTCCCGGCTGGCACCCACAGCAACTTGGCCTGTTCCGCGGTCTGGCCCGACAAGCGCGCGTCGAGCCAGGCCTGCATGTCGCGAATCTGATCCGGGCTCCAGCCTTCCGGGCCGTTCAACAGACCAGCCGGGGTGTTGCCTTCGGTGAAATAAGCCAGTTGGCTCGCCTGGCGGCGCATGGCGGTGTTGATCGTGACGATGATCTGCTCGACGGGCGAGAAGCCGTAATTGTGGTTCGGCCGAGGGTTGCGCGGCGCGTAGATGAGGTCGTCGTTCGTCAGATTAGCCCAGGCGACACCCTTGATCACCTGCTGGAAGGCGATCTCGCCTGGTCCGCGTGGCCGCCGCCCGGTTTCGTCCACCATGGGATGGATGGTGTCGCCGGGGATGATATCGAGCCCGATCAAGGCCCCGCCCCGACTTCGGCGCCGCTCGAAGGCCGGCGCGTCCAGCACCAGAAGGTCCTCCAGCGCGAGGCGTAGCCAGGTGGCGAAGGGCGTGGCGCCATCGGGCTTTCGCCAGAATCCCTCCAAGGCCGCGATCCGCGGATCGGCGCCGCCCGCGCCCACCGAGCCGTCGCCGCCGATCCAGGCCGAGTTGCGCGGCTTGATCCGCCAATCCAGCCGCTCGATCTGATCCTTGCGGGTCTCGATCGCCAGCCGCACCAACTCGACATTGCTGAAGGCGCGAAGCTGGGCAAAGCCGAACGGCTCATAGGCGCGTGGCCGGATAACGGTATTGATACCGACGGGAAAGTCCCACACCCGCACCGGCTCCGGCGCCGCGGGCGCCAGGGGCAGACCCGGACCGAAGGCGCCCCAGTTGGAGGCGAACTGGCCGCTGAGCGGGCCGCCCTGGACCTGATAGCTGAGCGAGGCGCGAATACCGCCGGCAGGAGGCATGGACGAAACTCCGGTCTGGCGGAAAAGAAGCGCCCCGCCGGGGCGTGGCGGGGCGCTCGCGCCAGGTCGGCCGAGAGAGCGTGGGGACGCCGGCCGACTGGCGGTGTGGATCGGCGGTATGAGCCGACACACGCCCTCGTCTCACAACGATAGGGCGGATCGAAGTTAATTCGATGACAGGTTCGGTATTATGGCGCAAGCTCCGGAAGGGGGCCGGCGTGAGTAGGTGGGCGGTGGTGGCCGCGCTCCTAATACTAGGTAGCGGCCAAGCCTACGGACTTATCAACGAGACGGACGTTGTCCTCGCTCAGCTGCTGAATGCTCAGGCTGGGCGTGGCGTTCCAGGGGCCAGCCCCTCCCTTGCGCGTCCATATATTGAGGGCGAACGGCGTCTCACCTCTGCCGCCGGCGAATTCATAGGTGACGACGCCACCCACCACGAACTCAAACATTTGGTCGCCTACCGATGGATCTATTCCGCGCCGAACGAGATCGGCGTTCGACAAGATCGGAAAGCTTATCCTGTCCCGTTGCTCATTCGGAAAGAGGGTCAATCCGCGCGTGTGAACCTCGGGTTTCACACGGCGCACGGCCGCGACCTCATCAACGTATCCCACGCCGTCCGATTTCGGCCAGAGTCGGATGCGCGTCATGACGTTGATGGCTGGGGTGGAGCCCATGTTCGTAAGCGTTATCTCGCACGCGAGACGAACGGCATCCTCCGCAACCCTGAATTCTTTCCCAATCAAGTCGACCTTGATCCACGACCTCTGAGAAATGACGGCGGCCTTATGTTGATCTCGGCCGACAAAATAGAGCAGCAAGGTGAAGGCGGCGACCAGCCCACTAAACAGCGCATTGAAGGCCCCGTTGTGCAGGTCAAAGAATCCGATGACGACCATCGCGATGCTTGGGTTCTTGCTGGTGCCGCGGGATGGTTTGGATGCGCCGTTTTTGGGTTGTGGGCGAGCTTCAGCGGTCGCCGGCGGCTTGAGGTGGCCGGGGTGTGGGTCTTTAGCCTCTGGTGCGTTTTGAGTGGCCTGGGGCCGCTCTGTGTCGGACTTACGGCCGCCTTCAGCCATAGCATCGGCGCCCGCTAGCGAGACGGCTATTCCAGCCGCAATATACCGGCGCCAATGGCTCGCATTGCGGCTAGCATGAACCATGCTGGAAACGCCCCCCGGTTGATCTTGACCTGAACGGACGCCTCAGATTCGGGCAAGCCCATATCGGTCAGACGCTTCGCCAGCTCGGCGTTCTTCACGCCCGCACGGACCATTTCGGCCCTGAGTAGCCGCTTGGCTAGGTCGGCCCACTCGTCACTTTTCGATGCCAT